CGCTCTCTATTAGCGTCTTCTTTTAGTCTATCGGAGTCATACGCCGCGCGGTCCTCAACGATTTTAGCGTTTCTTTGCCCTATAAACTCCGCTTGGCGGGCCTGCTCATCGTAAGCGTCCTTTTGCGCGTTGCCTTGCTGTATGGCGCTAAAGGCTGAGAACGCCATCATTCCTATTGTAAGTGCGTCTGCCATATATAGAAATCCGTTTCGTGTGTTGTCTTAAAAAAATCAAAACCAAGCTTCCGCAACATCTTACCAGAGTTATCATGGTCCTGACTACTTATAGCATAAAAAGACGACGAATGTTTCTTTAAGACATCCATTGACTTTTCAATCGCCTTCCATTTTGTCATAAGCGGAACGTCAATACCATCCGATATTTCAGAAAAAGCAATTAAATTATTCGGCGCGTACACGAAACCAAAAACCCCACAGACCTTCCCGTCGTGCTCGACCGCCCATATCTTACAAGAAAACGGGGGCATTGAGGCGCCTACCTTAAAGTCGCCAAGATCAGCGTCCACGGCTGGCCTAATATTAAATTCTTTCATTTGTCTGTTGGTTTATTGTTAGGGCTAAAATTGTCGCTGGATAGGGGGCCACCGTCTGTAGACACACACGGCTGTCTGTGTCCCAATCGCCATTAAACTCGAAGGCCTCCTCGTCATACGCAACGTGAATAGTGTCATCAGCAACATCTTCCCCGTTCTCAGACTCAGGTAAATAATCAAGGGTGTCGAAGTCAGGGCCATACTGAAGGCCGAGGTGGTGAAGATTTTGTGCAATAATGCCAATCTGGTCTACACGTTTTTTCTGGTTTAAGGCTGTGCTCGCCTCAGATGCATTGTCGAGTTTTGTTGTTTTGTATTGAGCTGTGTACCCCAAACCAATTGTACAAGAGGTTACTGCCTCAGATAGCGTAACCGACCCGCTGGCGACAGTGTATGTGCCTAAGGCTTTGCCAGCGCCCCAAACCACAACCTGTTTGCCCTCAAGGTGCTCAAGCCCTGTTATTGTGTCTGTCGATACGCCAGAGTATGTTTTGTATGAATCCGCAATATTACTAACCGTGCCACCGACACACTCGCTTTCGAGCGCCCACTTCTCTAAGTAGCGTACGGTCTCCCCGCCGATCTCACGGCGAACAGAATAATAAACCCTGTCCTCTTCCGCGCCCGGCATAACAAAAGCATCCTCAACAAAGCCGTCGGTCTCGACAAGGACCCAAGCGCTGACCTCTTCGACAGGGTCGTCGATCATCACCGCGACCTTACCGTCACTGCGAACACAATGTATTCTAGTGTCTGGCTGCCTTTGGACCGCCAAACGGATACAAGAGGGGAGTAGTATCTCAGGAACAAGCTCAGTCATGCTCTGAGAGTTGTAATCAAAGGTCTGGACGTTGTCGTAAACAAGCCTGTAAAGCTCCTTGCCGCACCGCTGCACAAATACGCCGGTGCTGTCGACTTTGACAGCAGGGACGTTGGCCGACCCCTGAGAGGACGGGAACCTTATATTGAAGGCGGAAGGGGCTAGAGGCTCATCAAAACTAGACGACCTAATAACAGCCTCTGCGCTCGCCGTGCCAAGAACCAATCTATTGCCGGCGAATATCCAATTAATAACATCAATGGGGCCTGAGCCTATTGTTCTAATGAGAGGGCCGCTATCGCCGTCAACCTCATCGTCAAAACTAGAGAATCCGTCAGAGACCGAGCCCCAGACCTTGCTTCTCCCAGCCCAAAACAATCGGCCCTCATGCAGCGCCACCGCTGTCGGGTATCCCCGCCTCGGGGACCATTGGCCTTCGAACCAATCATTTGTCGCCGCTGTGCCGCCAAGGTTTTTCAAAACAATAGCCTCAACGCTAGTCGGTGTTGTGTAGGCAGTCACCCTAACAACACCAGTAATAGACCCTGTGTCGTAAGTTAAAGATAGCTCAGCGGTGCCTGACGTGTAATCCCCGGCATCGATGCCGATTCTATAGAACATAATACTGTTATCGAAGGTGTCGTCGTAAATCACATCAGCTTGGTTCGATGTGTACGTCTCGACATCAACCCAATTCCCAGGATCGCCAGCAGACCTTTGTAGTGTTACTGTGGCGGTCCATGTGCCTGCTACGTTGATTGTGAACTTCCTAGTGTCATCAACGCCCGCAACCCTGATATAATCACTCCACTGCCCTTCGCCCGAGGCGTCCGCCGCAACAGACTGCCCGACCGAGGAAAGCCTGTAAAGACCCCCGACATCCCCAGACTTAAAGACTGCTGAAGAAGCAGTTAAAGTTATGGCGCCAGTTATAGCGCTTGCTGATAGGTTTATTGGGGTTAAATTAATATTTCCGAACGGGCCATCCTCTGTCAGATACTCGACTAAAGACCAAGACCTTACACCGCGACGCTCGATCTTTTTTTGTCTGTACCCGTCAGCGGAGATAAATATAACGTCGGCTGATTGATCCCACCTTAAGTTCGCTAAATCAGACTCGCTCCAAAGCGTCTCTATCTCAAAAACCCCCCCGGACTCTATCGAGATGCCTTCAATGAGGGTTGGGTATGGCGTTAAACTCGCTGCTTGGATAAAGACAGAGGAGTTACCCGGCGTAAAGGCTAGTGAATGGGTGCCTTTTGTTAGTGTGGCCTCACCGAGGCTATCATCGCCAATCGATGTACCTATTGTGATGTCAACCTTTCCTTGGTTCACAACAATACGAAAAGCGTGCTCTTCGCTCTCATCGGCGGTATCAATAGAAACCTCCTGGTACATCCTGGCGTAATCATTGCCGTTGCCCTGAAGAGACATTTGCCCTGTGTCGTACCCGGATACGCCACCAGAGTCATCGTTGTCTGTCCACCCAGAAAGGTCTGTCGCAAAATCTGAGTTTGTTACCGCTGCCGAGACAGGGGCCCTAGTGATGGGCGCGTCATCGACGAACACCCTCATTTTTCCCGAAGTCATCTCGATATAAGCAAGGTCGTCAACAGCGTAAATAAAAGGGAAGTAGACAGCTTTTTTATTGTTATTTGATCCTGCTATGTACTCCCAGCCTGGCCTGATCGTCATTGACCCTAATGTCCGGGGGATATAGTTTGTTTGGATCTCGGCGGATAAACCTACGCGCTGGCGAAGGTCTGTGCGCCCCAGACCTCTCGCCGAAATAATGCCGCGGTTAAAGGCGTGTATTGGGACAATGTCTCTAGCCATTTACCCCCTCCGCGTAGTGTACTTGCTGCGACCGCCGCCTCTGGATTTTGTCCAGTTGCTTGAAGGTAGCTGGCGTGCCGGCTGATCCATTGCGTCGTTGTTTTTAGCCTCTTTAAGTTTTTGCTTCATGAGGCTGTATATTTCTCTTTTGCTTAATGTGGACTGAGTGATCCTACCACAAGCTTCGTGGGCCATGTAATGCTGCGCATACTTCGCGAAGTACGGCGGCCAGTTTGCGTAGTCCCCGCCATAATCAGGTCCGTTAGATATATATTTTACAAACAACACCTCTTGTTCGGACCATAAATGGCCAGCGGTGTCGTCGTATTCTTGGAGGGGGTCTCTAAAAAATTCATCACTACAAACCGCCGAGGTTCTTATCCAGTCGTCAGGTTTGATAAACGCCCGAGAATACCCGTCGTCCGGCTCAATGCTGGCGTCATACTCAAGGCGAACCACCCGCGTAGCAAAATTCCAATACCCTTGGCTTAAAACGTAATCAATAAAATCGTCGTCAAAGATGTCGTCAAAGACACGTTTTGATTCACCGCCTGCGGTAAGTGAGGCAATCCTGCGCGAACCTAGTGCCCGCGCAGCGCCTCTATAAATTGATAGCTTGTCAGTCAATTACTAACCTCCCAAGTATTCAATAAGCCACTTGCGGGCCTGTAGCTCTGTATCAAAACCTTTTTGCAGTCTCAGCTTATCAGAAAGTCGGGTAACACACCACTTATCAAAATTGCCTTGGTGGGCTACAGAGTGGTTGTTATCAGCTTCTGTGTCGCCGCCGCCAGTTTTCTCGTTAAATCTCTTGTGGAACAAAAGCCCTACCTCACAGAAATTCTTGCCGGCGCTCAAAACAACAAGCTCAGCAAACTCAGAATTATCCTCCCAGTGGCATTCAATTCTTGATTTAGTTCTCACTTGGTCTGTAACACCAGCCCAATATTCAGGGGATAAAAGATCTGTAATGTCAGTGCCGCGCTCGACATCAACACTAAAAACCTGCCGTTTGAACTCAGCAAGCTTAAATCTTGGGGATATTACTTTACGGGCAGCCCGGGGTTTAGAGGGCGTTTTCGCCTTAGTTTCCGCGGGTGCCTCAGGTGCGGCGGTAGTCTCAGTTTCAGTCTCAATAGGCTTTTGTTGTTTCTTTGCTTGTGCCATTTCAGTGCCTTTCATTTTTTTGTGCTCTAAGTATAACAAATATCCCATATATTTTGAACAAAGAAAACCCCCGCGTGAAACACGCGAGGGTTTTTAGGCACGTCGTTGGACAACCAGATTAATCTGAATCAGTACCAGTGACTAAAGTATTGCCGTCTGTAAGATCCACTGAGCGGTTAACCGCGGAAAGCGACGCCACTCTATGAATCGTCACAATAACAGGCGAAGCGTCGGTGTCTGTGACCATAACAAGGTCGCCGACACGCATCCCTAAATCTTGCCCGTCAGAGATATACCCGTCTAAATCCACAGCAGATGCTGTGTCCGTAGAAGAGTAAGTCCACATTCCGGGGCTTGTGCCGTCAAAAGAGCACACAAGAAGTTGGGGTGGGTTTGATGTTGAGTAAGCCATTTTATCTACCTTTCTATATTAGATTAGCTTGCTGCGTAAGCAGAGCCGTCATGGTTGATAACTACGCCACCAGACTGCTGAAGCAGCTTGGTGCCCATGTACCCAGAACAGCGAGCATAACTATAGTCTTGCTCTTCGTCGTAATTAACGAATGTCTGCATACCACCGGTATCCATAGCGTGACCGATAGATGATCGATGGTACATAAAGCACTTCTCAGCAGCCGTGCCTGCGCCTGGAAGGCGCGGGTGAACGATCACATTGATATTGAGCCACTTATAAAGCTTCTCACTATCGTCGAAGGCTGTTTGACCATCCTGAACCGGACGAACATTTACGTAGTCTGCGCTTGCAAACTCAGTTGTTTGAGCGAGGTACGCAAAAGCCGCCGGCGTGATCACGAAATTGATCTGACCGTCGTTTGGTACTTCGTTGTTCTGCAAAATAGTGTGAGAGTGCAAGAACGTCTCAAAGCTCATGGTGCCAGCAGCCCCTGTATTCGCTGTGATCGTCTCAAGTTGATCGATGATGATATCATCAATCTTTCTGTTGATCACACCTACAGAGTCTTTTTGCATTTGTGCTACCTGGTCGCCTTGGCTTGCGAAAATATTGAAGCCAGTCAAACGAACGAGGTCATGCCACTCTTGCAATGTCGCTGTGTTTTGGTTGAGGTTTTGCGAGCGGTAAGGAATGTTACCGTTTAAGCCGCGTGTTGATGCTTCTGCGCTATTTGAGTCTGCGACACAAAATACTGCGCTTCCGCCTTTGTTCACATATTCCGTGGTAGCGGACATGCGGAGCAACGATTCTCTTTGCTCAAAGCCGTCAATTAATTGTTGACGATACTGAATCTGAAAAGCTGAAGTAGCCATTCTTTTCTCCATTCATATTTATTTTGGAGGCAGGATTGCCCCAAGATATTACAGTTATTAATCTGTACCTATATCAGGGGTGTCCTTTGAATGGCGTTTACGGGGTGCCCGACTAATCGGGGCCGTTACTTGCTAAACTTAGGGGCCTTTGGTAAGACGACCAAATTTAGTGCAGGGCCGCAAGGGCGGGGTATCTACATTGTCAATATACCAGCAATTTTAATAATTTCAAGAATTATTTCTTCTTGAGCTTCTGTTGAGCGTCGAGAAGATCACGCTCACGCGCCAACAAATCCTTATCTGCGAAGTAGGCCTTACGATTGGTTTTGCGCTTTCCAGCGATCTCACTAAGCTCATCATCTATACCCGCGGAATTTTTTGCGCCCGTCTGGGTTAAGATGGTGATTTCAGGGTTTACTTGATTAATCACGTCGTTAACAAGCCAATTTACAAAAGTGGGCTTGTTAAGAAACGCCTTACCGTCCTCACCCCTGCCATTTTGGATGCCCTCCGAGACTTCTCCAGGAAGTGTGTCGAGGTAATTCTTGACGAGGTTTATGTTCGACCTATAGGATGAGCCCCAATCTGCGCGCTGCTCGTCCTCAAAATCTCTTTTGTCAGAAACGTCT